AGATACAATGATCTTGCCGCCCCTGTATTCCAGGTGCAGCTTCAAGCCAGCACTTGCCAGCATCTTCTGCAGGCCAGTGTACGCATTCGTGTATCTGTGGAACTGGTACTGATTGATGTGGAAGCTGGATGCAGTGCCAGGAGCCGCAAACATGTCAGACAGGCCAGCCCGGTCAATGATGTACTGGATGCAGGCATTGGCATCGCCGGACACGATCAGATAACGATTGACAAGGGAATTGCCCTTGGAGTCAGCCGTTTTGACCGTCACGCCAGCATTGGAAGCATCCGTGCCTTGCAAGGGAAGAATCACCTTACTTCCCAGGATGCCATGCCATGTGCGGCCCGTATAGGCCACATCCTTGGTGCCTGTATCACTCTTGATACCATCAATGATGCCGCCGTACTCAGTGCCTTCAATGTAGAGGAAATACCCTTCATGACAGCAATGGGAATTAGCGGCCAGAGTGCATTCAAAGTCATTCTGACCGCCAATTTCCAGATCCAGTTCATATTCCTGAAGCACACCGATGTCTTCTCTATCTGCATTCATGTAGATCAAGTCCACTTCGGTTCGCTCCTTTCTTCAAGCAGCACGATTTCCATGTTGTATGCTTCTGCCCGTGCCACAGCGCAGTTCCCTGCAGGGATCTTCTCAAAGATGTAAGATTCCTTATTCCTGCTATTGAATACATTGGTGACAGTGCCATCATTAGCAGTAAGCGTGACCGTTTTTGCAGAAGAATCAATGGTCAGGTATGCACCATCATTCACATCACAGAACACCTGGTAGAGATGCCCTGCAACGTATACAGAAGGGTTGCTGCACGGCCCGTTGATGTGCATTCGGAAGTTGGAAGGCACAAAATCGCTGTTATTGAGTGCGTTGGTGATCATATTATTGAAATAGTCATGCGGATAATCATGACCATAATCCAGATCACCCCTCGCATCAAACGTGCTTGCCGTTTCCACGAAATAATAAGGCGTTTCCTTAATCCAGTACGGATAATCAGAAGTCAGCGTCAGAGTGACCACCATATGCCCATTGGCAGTCAGGTAGTTCTTCTTTGCTGACTTGGTGACAAAGCATCTGAAGTAATAGTCACCAAGGATGATCTTGCCATGCTTCAGTGCAAGAGCATCCTTTTCCACCACTTCAAACAGCCTATTGACAGCCGCATTGCGTTCTGCATCCGTACCGCCCACAACCACAACGGGCAGCTTCCTGGTGCTGACAGCATAGTCCAGGGAAGCCACCCGGTTGTTCTTCTTCGTCACGTTCCAGCTATAATCATGGATGTCGCTGGCATTCACAAAGATGCCGTTCTTCCCAAACTCAAACACTTCACCCATGTGATTCTGGTATTTGATTTGTTCCAGCATCTTAATTCACCGCCTTCACCAATCGTGCAAGCTCACGATTGTTCACATCAAACTTCATAGACGCAAAAGCATTGACAAGCATGTCCGGCAGATCATCCACAAGCTGCTGCACGGATGCAGTCAACTGCTGAACCTGCTTGATGTTGCCGCCATCACCGCCATTACGCCACGCATCTGCTTCACTCCTGGTCAGGACAGCTTCACCATAGTGCAGACGGGCCAGGTAGTTGTCCCTTGGCACGAAATCAAGACCCGTTGCAAAGCCCGGAATCTTAGAGTTGTTATAAGGTGTCGCATTGTCAAACGCCACAGAGGATGCACTTGAACCGCCTTCACCATTCATTCTGTATCCAGCGGCTTGACCATGACCACCCTTGTAAGCAGAATGATCAGAGAAAACATCACTGCCGCCGCTACTGCTCAGGCCAAGGAACTCACTTACCGCACTAATGGCGCTCTGGATAGCAGAAATTACACTGTTCCAGGCTTCAACAATGGAGCCTGTCAAACTCCAATCAGAAGGCATTTCAATGCCAAAGAAAGACAGAACTGCCGTTGCACTGTTGTCAATCCATGCAGTTACTTCGCCCCATTTTGCTTTGATGTCATCCACAAACTGTTTCCAGTATGCAGGGACTTGCTCTGAGAAGAAAGTACCAATCGCAGTTATAGAATCGTTGATTGGTGTAATAACATTTTCATTCCACCAAGCCTTTACACTCGCAACCATGTCATTCCACGCTTGCGGAACGGTTTCTCCAAAGAACGTCTTGACAGCTTCCCAGGCGAGAGTTGCGGCTTTTTTGATCAAATCCCAGTTGGCCGCTAACAGCAGAAGTCCACCAGCCACAAGTGCAAGCGGAAGGCTCACAGCAGCGAGAGCGATTGCCGCAGCACCTAAAAATGCAGTAACCACACCCTTATTTGCAACACACCAGTCACTTACACTATTCAATGCAGATGCAAGATCAGTGACGAAAGTCTGTGCGCTTTGTACCGCAGGCAATCCGGTATTCGTCCACCAGTTACTAATTGCACTTTCCGCTTCTTCTCTTGTGGGAAGTTTGATTCCAAATTCCATCAGCATATCAGCGGTTGCAACACGAATGGCTTCATAGAGCTGACCAAGCGCATTTCCAATCGAATTGAACAGAATAGGAAGAATATCCGGGATTACAGTTGCAAGCCCCGTAATCAAAGAAACGGCACCATCCAGAACTACCGGAAGCAAATTCTGAATCAAGCCAGGAATTTGTGGTGCAATTCCCTCAATCAGTTTGTTAATGCCCGTAACGATTGACGGAATACGCTGTGAAATATTCGTAAAAGCAGTGACCGCACTGTCTGCGAAATTGTCAATCAGTCGGTTCAGATCCTGGCTGTCATCGGCAATGCCCACAACCAGGTTCGTCCAGGCGGAACTCATGGAAGCCCAACTGCCGGAAATCGTTTCGCTTGCTTCAAGGGCCGTGGTGCCAGTGATGCCCATTTCTGTCTGGATGACATGAATGGCTTCGTATACATCATTCAGATTTCTGATGTCATACTTCACACCAGAAAGTTTCTGAGCGTCTTTCAGAAGGCGTTGCATTTCCGTCTTCGTGCCACCATAACCCAATTTCAGGTTATCCAACATGGTATAGTTCTGTTTTGCAAATCCTTGATAGGCATTCTGGATCATTTCCATGCTTGTGCCCATCTTGTTTGCATTGTCTGCCATGTCAGTCAATGCAAGATCTGCCACTTTTGCCGCTGCTTCAGTATCTCCGCCAAGGCTCTGCAGAAGGCTTGCAGAGAAACTGGTGACAGTAGCCATGTATTCATTTGCAGACAAGCCAGCGGTCTTGAAGGCATTGTTGGCATATTGCATGACAGTAGCACTGCTGTCCTTGAACAGCGTTTCAACGCCGCCCACCAACTGCTCATATTCCGCATATTGCTTGACAGAATTCGTAGTCAGAGCAGCTACACCAGCCGCACCAACTGCAAGGCCCTTTGCCATCACTTTACCAACAGCAACGGCAGCACTGCCCACTTTGCCGAAAACAGCAGACAGTTTGCTTGCCCTGTTGCTGGTATCATCAATGGCGCTGATAGCATCGCTATTATTGATCGCAATGCGACCAAACAAAGTGAAAATATCCATAGGCTTCACCTGCCTTTAATCTGTTTCTGTACACGAAAAAAGGCAGGTGACCTGCCTTTATCGTGTGTTACCTCTTTGTGTATGTCTCCATCTATCAGACAACTGAACATCAATAGCAGGTGTCAGTTCACCAACCAGTGCACCGGAATCCAGCACAATATTATTGGGCATGTACTGCCGCAGGAAGTCCATCATCATCTGCGTCTGTTCAATCAGGATCTTGCCAATGGTTTGATTCTCCTGCCGGACTGCAGATGTAATGTAGTCCTGAAGCACAGCGATAGGAGCAACGGCTTCCGGGCCTGCTTCACCGCCACCCAATAACTGACCGCTGGGAGCCATACCAAAGATTGATGGTTTTGTCAACACAGCACCCTGAGCATTCCACTTGACATCGAAGGAAGGGAGTTTGCCCTTGCCGGCAATACCAAAGGGAGCCTTGCCGCCGCTCACGGAGATTTTCGGGATCTTAAAGTTACTGAAGATCTTGCCAATGCTCAGAGGGAAGAAGCCCTTGATTTTGTCAATGACTTTTTTCACCGTCTTTTCAGCAGATTCGATCTTGTCAGCTATTCCTTTTCGGATTTCCTCAAACCACTTTTTCACCTTCCCGGCAGCATCCTTCAGATCATTGAACTTGTTTTTGATGGCCGTTATTGCCGTGGATGTGGCAGATCGGATCTTGTTCCAGAGATCAATCCAGAATTGACGGAATCCCTTGTTGTTGTTCCACAAGTAGACAAACGCCGCCACAAGGCCCAATATAAGGCTGACAATCAATCCAATGATGTTCGCCTTCATGGCCGCATTGAGCAGAAGCACGGCCCCACGCACACCCATCAGCGCAGTCTTTGCAGCGCCCATGATAGCGCCCCATTTCAGGATTAGCAGGAAGGAGCCGATGCTGACGGAAGCACCAACAATCGCCGCTTTCCACTTGTCCACTGTGTCCTTGTTGTCCTTGATCCATTTCTTTGCATCCTTGACCTTCTGGATCATGGATTCAAGTTTAGGCACCGCTGCACTGACCATCTTTGCCACTGCGTTTTTGATAGCTGTCAGGATAGGTTCACCCACCCGGCCAAGTTCAGCAAAGGCATCTGTCAGCCTTTCCTGGGCCTTCCTGGCTTCAATGACATCCTTGTTCGTTTCCTTGTACTGAGTGCCAGCTTTACTGTATGTGTCTTTGAGTGTCTTCATGATCAGGTCTTGCCGTTCTTCTTCATTGGAACATTTGGCAAGCTGATCGTTGAAGTCCTCCACCGTGATGCCGCTCCATTCCAGCGCATCCGCCAGACTGCCTTGCACCTCGCCCAGGGAAGCTGTATGGTTGACCGCTTCAAACAACCCTTCCAAAGGCAATGACTGTCCGAAACTGGCGAAAATACCTGTGCCGATATGCGTTAGCTCATTCATTTCCTTTTCGTTATCGGCAATCAGTGCGATATGCTGTGCAGCTTCCACTGCCTGTTCCGTATCGCCCAGCACGGCATTGAGGTCTGAATAGGTGCTTTTCGCTTCTTTGGAGGAATGCCCGGATGCCTGAAATGCACTGTCAAGCAGACCCATTTCCGCCCGGTATTCCCTGGAACCTTCGATGGCTGCAAGCCACGCACCGCCCAGTGCCACACCAGCACCGATGACAGCCTTGCCAATGGTAGCCGCCGCAGTTCCTATCTTCTGAAAGGCCGTGGACGATTGGTTCCCCGTGTTTTCCGCTTTTGCCGCTGTATCATCCAGTGCACGTTCGGCCTGGTTGGTATCAACCGCTATTGTTCCCAGCAGCTTGAACAGTTCCAATCTTTCTGTTCACTCCTTCGCATGGCACAAAGCCAGCCAGGATGTTCTGGGATTCCCTGGCTATGCTTTCAAGTTCTTTCTGCGTTGGTGCTGCTGTTTTGCTGTATCCGTTGATTTCCTGCATGAAATCCTGGAACGACTTGTCAAATACCTTGTGGAGCCACACTTCATAAGCAACCTTTTCCTGTTGCTCTTCATTGTGGATCACAATGAACTCATCCACGAATTCCGACAAGCGCCCTGTCTTAATCATCCCATCAAGCAGGATCATCGGGTTGGAATAACGCTGAAAAAGTCTGTCTGCGAACCGAAGATCATTTAGTTCTTCGATCCGACAACACGCTGAAAAAAATCCTTGAACTCTTCCTTCTTGATCACGTCCATCACCATGTCAATGAACGTTGCCATGGGTAGGTCAGCGATTTCCGCAACGCTCATGCCGGACAGAGCTTCCAGGAGCTTATACAGATCTTCCTTGCAGTCAGGCAGATGAGAAATCAGCACATCTGCAATTTCCAGCATGACAGTCATGCCCACAGAGGACACATCCGTCACTTCCTTGCCAGAAGACATGGCAGCAATGGCCTTCTTTACTTCCTCAGACTCAAAGCAGGTCTTTGCTTCCTTGATTCCGATCTTCTTGATGACACGAAGCATCAGGAAAATATCATCAGCCTTGATTTCACGCAGGGTGTATGCCTTTTCCATTGTTATTCCATCCTTTCAATTCAAAGGGCAGGAGCCAAAGCCCCTGCCCCGAAGTTTGTTGTGTTATTAGGCTTCAGTAGGGTAGTAGATGTGCCAGGGCAGGGTGTCCGCTTCCGGGCCAAGAGTGGCATAGCACTCAAAGGTAAACTTCGGCACCGCCGCTTCAGCATTCTTGCCTTCCAGTTCCAGGCCGGAGGTGCACAGCGCATGGTCAAAGACAATGATGATGGGCTTGCCCTCAATCGTCTTGCCCACATAGGCCATATCTTCCAGATAGTCATTCTCATTGATGACCGCACGGGAAGTCAGTTCAGTGTAACCAGTGGCAGTAGCGGAAGCAGCGCTGTTCGCAAACACCGCCATATTGACCACTTCGGGAGTGATCTCAATGGGATTGATTTCAAGGGTGGCAGTTTCGCCCACCTTGACAGTCAGGCCCATCATCTTCACCAGTGCACCGTCCACAGGCACATCATAGAGCTTGGGGACAATGGACAGCTTGGAGCCGCCGGAAGTCGCACAGATCAGGGACTCAGCAAAGTTCCACGCATTTTCCGTAAACTTCAGGCCCTTGTGAATCGTGCCAGCGCCCAGCATAACAGTCTTAGGAGTCTTTTCCGTAATGCCGGAAGACTTGAATTCCTCGCCAATAGCCATATCAATTCACCTTCCATTCTTGAATGTTCAGATTGATCTTGATGCTTTTCAGTTCCGCATCACCTGTGGGCACAGGCATAGCGGAACCATAAAAAACAGCAATCCCAGTGCCATCAGGCAGGACTGCTGTTTTTGCCACGTTCTTTTCAATTTTTTCTTTGGCTTCCTCTAGCAGAAGCCAGCTTCCACGGGTGAAACCACGGAGGATGAAAGTAATGTCCTGCCTGCCGTTTTCTTCCCGGTTGCTCATTTCCACTTCGGTATATTCGCCCGTGAAGTAACAATCATCAGGCGGTTCATGCTGCCAGCGCATAAACTCATACGGAATGCCCATGCTTTGCATCAGGTTATCCATATATTTCAGCACCGCTACGCTCATTTGCCCATCCTCCTTCCAAGCTGATCTTCCAGATCCGCAATGGCTTTCTGCTTGTTTGCGTCAAAGGCTCTTTCCAGTGTGTAATTCGGTTCACGGCCATTCGTTGCATAGGCATCCAGGCCATCAGCCCTCATGGATGCCGCCACGGCTTCTGCTTCTTCCTGGCTGTGGTAGGTTGTGCCGCCACCCTGGGGAGCCTGCCCCTTGACGTACACCCACCAGCCCTTTCTGCCGTCCTTGTGGGCCGCATGTTCACCAGTGCCCCATTCTTCCCAATAGGCTTGTTCCAAAGGACTGCCAATCCTGGCTTCACCCTTGCCTTCATTGACTACGCCATTGTAAGAACCTTTCAGTTGCTTTCCGGCATCATCATCAAGCTGACAGTTTCTCGCCGCATGGGAAGCAATTTCACTCGCCCAGGTATAAAGCCATGCAATAGTGGTGTCATCCAGTTCCGCCTTCACGTCAAAGCTGAAATCCTGGAACTTGACAGGCATGTTACTGACCTCCTGTATACTTCAGGAAGATTTCCAGTTGGGAACCGCTGCCCATCTCCATAGGGTTATCAATCAGCGTGATGTCATATCGTTTGCCGT